TGTTTTTTTTGTATCTGTATTATAAAATTGATAAATGTTTAATGAAACAGAAAAAACAAAACCAATGATTAATATTATTTTGTCAACGATTTCAAGTTTTGTCTTAGTGCGTTCTAATGTTTTGTCTGATCGTGTAATTGATTGTTCATGCTTATGCTTGTCAACTGCATTATTATATTCTTTCAGTTTATTTATACCTAAGTCTGTAAGTTTGTATTGTTGTCCATGTAATAATCATTATAGCAGTTAAAATTCCTAATGGCTTTACAACTATATCTACATAATCAGAAATTGTCTGAGCGAAAATTTGTCTCCTGTAATGGCGGTGCTGTGTCAAATGTAAAAGGTGTTTTTGGCTACCTTGTTAAGTGTCAATAGTTAAATTAATTATAAATAAAATGAATCCAAAATTAGAATTTAAATTAGAAGTGTCAGGCTTGGAAGAAATAAAAACGCAAGCCGAAAAAATCAAAAACTTGTCTAATGAATTATTGTTAGCAATTGAAGAAATAAATAAAATGGAGGTGTCAATTAAGACAACATTTTAAAATGAAAACAAACGACAACCACTACTTAACTGCATTGAACTCAAAACTCATAGTTGATATGCAGCAACAAGAACTTAAAGACCGAGTGATTAAAACACTTGCAAAGACCTATATCGACTGCGGAAAGGTAATCGAATCAAAAGAACTAATCAGCCTATCCAATGGAGTGATAAATGAAATTAAGCGATACTTTATTAATTTAAAAATTGATGAATTAGATTTGTGCTTCCAAAACGGTGTAAGAAAAGTCTATGGCGAATACTTCGGTTTAAACATCGTTACATTTCACCAATGGATTAAGTCCTTTATGGCTGAAGAAAAACGCTTAGAAGCTATTAAAATACGTTCTATACCAAGAATTGAACCTATTAAGGAATACACCGCAGAAGATAAGATAAGAATTAGAGATGAATTTATGAGTTATGCAAAATCAACTTACCTTAAAACTGGTCATTTTGGACTTTATGAACCAAGTATTGGCGACATATACAAGATTTTAGTTGAAACTAATGAGGTAAGTAATATCGAATTCAATAGCAATATTCAAGAGGCTTATGATTATGTATTAGAAGACTTAGAAATGCAGTCTAAAACCAATGATTTATTACTGCGAAGAAAGCTAATTGCAAAGATTGAAACGCTAACAATGGACAGCAAAGAAGTAATTAACATGGCAAAACAAATAACAATAGAAGACTTATGGAACAAGTAAAACAAACAGCAGTAGAATGGTTTATTGAACAATTACTTGAATCTAATTTGATTGAAAAAAACGGGAAAACCTTGAAATTAATCGGGCAAGCCAAAGAAATGGAGAAGGAGCAGATAGAAGATGCTTATGATGCTGGATTGTTTGATGGAAGTATGGATGATGTAAACAATAGAATGCATAAAGAATACTACAACGAAACATACGGAGGTAACAAATGAGTGATAAATTAAAATTAAAAAACAAAATATATGTCAAACTTTTGGGAAATTAAAAAACGAGATTACTACTGGACTGCTATTGAATTGCAAAAGCATTTACCGCAACTTAAAGGAACTTCAACTGATGATATAGTTGATAATTTAAGAGGTAGTGGATTAGGAATTCTCAGCCAAGAAAGTAAACCTAAACCATTTTGGGTGAGATTGTCTTTGCCGTTTGGGTTAATATTCATACTGCTATTATTAATCACTTTACCTATAAAATTTATGTTTACTGGAACATGGGGGTATAAATGGGAATGGATGTCAAATTGGTTTAAGGCGTTAGGGTTTTAGCATGACCGCTAACGGACGAGTATTTGCGCTCGTTTTAATGGCGCAAATACTGTGTTATGCCTTCGTACTTTTCACTAATTTAATTTAAAAATATGCCAATAGATTACAAAAAATATCCGTCAAACTGGTTGAAAGAAATAAGACCGAGAATAATGCAAAGAGCAAATAATACTTGTGAGTGTGACGATTGCGACTTTAAACATTTAGAAGAAGTTTGGGCAGTCCGTTACAGAGGTAGAACTACTGGTTGGTTTCGTGATTTTGATGAAGCAAATTCATACCCTAAAACAATAGAAGGGAAACTTGGTAAAATAATTCCAAACCCTAAAAAAGTAAAAGTTATTTTAACAATAGCACACCTTGACCATGATGAAACAAACCACGATGTTAAAGATGAAAGATTAAAAGCAATGTGTCAAATATGTCATTTACGCTACGATGCTAAGGAGAAGTATCGGAGGTCTTTAGCATGAGGCATAACGTTTTCCAAATAAGCGAAGTAAAAAAAATTAAAACAAAAAAATATGTGGACACTAAGAATTTTGAAAGAACCTGTAAAATATCAAACCATTGGCGGATTTTTATTTCGCTTATTTGGTGTTAGCAGACGAAGTGAACAGTTAGTTTGCGATGCTTGTAAAAGAGATAAACAAACTAACACTCTTGAAGATTGTAAATGTGGTAAAGGTAAAATGTGGATAAAAGCAAACTAATTGCTGCTAACTATTGGATATAAGAACCTAAAAGGTAATACATACAATGATAACAAGACTTTCAGCTATACCAAAAGATATAATGAAGATGCGGAACTATATTACAACGAAACATACGGAGATGAGAAATGAGTGATAAACCAAAATTAGAAAAATGTTCTTTTACATTTGTACAAGAAGGCAATTGTAATAGTACCACAGACATATATGAGATTTTAACCATAGAATGTGAATCTTCACTTGGAATAGATAATGATGAAGGTTGTTTTTACGTTTTAAAAACCACCACAGGTTGGAGCATAGACGATGTAAATGATTTAACAGAATTGATTACAAGAATAAATAAAGTAATAATTGGAGATAAAAAATGAAAATAAAAGAAATAATAAACCGCAACTATGCAGCGCAATTAAAGCGAGGTAAGGTCACAAAAAAAATAGACTTTTACGATTGGATAATCGACATTCGTGATGAAGTAAACGAACTATGGAACAGTTATCCTAAGCACAATTCAACCTTTGATGAAAAGGAATTAGCCGATATCATTCTAGTTTGCTTGTCAATGTCTAAGCACTATAAAATTGACATCGTGAAGGCACTTGAAGAAAAAACATTATTTAACGAAACAAGAAAGGATTAAACATGACAACAAAATTAAAAGCAGAAGAGTTAGTAAATTCATATAGAATTATTCTAATGAATGAAGATACTGAATGTGGTAATGAAATTTTATGCAGTTCAATAGCCAAACAATGTGCATTAGCAGCAGTTGATGAGATATTAAACATAGAACATCCTCAAATTATAATATATACTGAAATTATAAAAAATTCAATAAGAGATTATTTTCAAGATGAATATTGGGATGAAGTAAAAAAAGAAATTGAAAAATTATAACTAACTTTGCATCAATGGAAAGAGAAGATGAAATATTTGCATTACTAAATCCTGATGAATGAAACCCGATAGGCTGCATTTGGTTGATGTTATAGTTAGTGACAAGTCATTCAAAGAAATGTGCTATAAGATAAATATTCACTATGCTGAAGACATCTACCAAGAAACTATTTGTGAAATTCTAACCATATCAGATGAACGACTGCCCGAACTTAACTATTTAAAGTTTTGGTTTTACCGGGTAGCATTTAATGTAATGTCGAGAAATGGAAAGTTAGGAAAAATAGTTTTAAGGGAGTTAATTGAGTTCGACATCTACACACCAAGTGAACCATCAAAAGAAATAATGACAAAGGAAGCAGAGCAGTTTATGCTTTCATTAAACGAATTTGAAAATAGGATCATCTTATTATATAATCAGTTTGGAGATATGAAGAAAGTCCAACGATTAACAGGCATTAGTTATTCAGCACTTCGAGCAGTCAAAGAAAAAATAAAACAAAAAGCAAAGCAAATATGATTAAACTACTAATAGTTGTACCAAGTTACCCAAAGATAAGCGGAGTTGATTATCATAGGTTATGGATGCCACATAACGTGATGTCAGACCTTTTCAAAGATGAGATTGAGATTAGTTTAATAAATGAAGTTGACAGCGCAACAGATGAGTTCTTAAAGGACTTTGATTTGGTAGTGATGAATAGGTTTGCCTCGAAGACAAACGAACCGCAGGCACTAATTGATAAACTAAAAAGAGTTGGATTGCCTTATGTGATTGATTTGGATGATGATTATATCCTTCCAAAAAATCATATCTTATACTATGCAGCAAAGGATGGCAACCACGCCGAGCAGATTAGTTTAGCAGTTAAGAACGCAACCGCCTGCACCACTACTCATGAATTATTAGCAAATACACTCACTAAAGAATTAGGACAAAAAAATATTTACATAGTACCTAATGGGATTTATCCAGAGGGACATTTTGAATTAAGAGAACCACAATTTAATGGTAAATTAAACTTTGGATGGAGTGGTTCAATAACGCACTTAGAAGATGTAATATTAATGCACGATGGATTATATTCACTTTACACCGCAGATGATTATATGGATAAGTTTAGGGTTGTTTATGGAGGATTTGCAACGCAGTCTGAAACAAGTCAAGCTATACTTAGTGTACTAAGTGCAAGGGGCAAAGCAAGTGAATCTCAATTTGGAATCTTTAAAGAAACTGGAGTAAAAGAATATGGCAACTTTTATGATCTTATCAATGTATCGCTTATACCACTTCGCAATAATCGTTTTAATAATAACAAGTCAAACCTTAAATTATTAGAATCGGGTTTTAAAATGAAAGCAGTAATTTGCAGCGATGTATATCCTTATTCGCCTGATCTTAAACATAATGTTAATTGCCTAAAAGTAAAGCACAAAAACGATTGGTATAAGTACATGACGAAGCTAATAGACAATCCGAACTTAGTTGAAGATTTGAGGGCGCAATTATATATTGATGTTCAACGCTACCACATGACTAATGTAGCAACAGAACGATTTGAAGCATACAAAGAAATCTTGAATAACAACAATAAATAGAACATTGACTACAACATTGAGTACAACATTGAGTACAACACCTTAAATAAGATTAATAAATAAGATATATAAATAAAGTATTAAATAAGATTAATAAAGAATATACATGATAGCACTTTTAGGATTACCTTTCTTATGGATTAGTTTCTTCACCGCAGGTAGTTTGCCAAGTTGGTTAGACTTCAAACCATTTAACTGCATTGTATGCCTTTCTTTTTGGTGTACATTATTTGGCGCATTATTATTTATCTTTGCACCGATAACGCAGCCTTTTCTTATTGCATTAGGTTATGGAGGCTATGCAAGTTACTTAGCTATTTTGATGAAAAGACTTTTAATTAAATTATACTAAATGAAAACCTTTGACGAAATTTACAGCGAGATAATTTTTAAGGATGAAACCATTCGTTATTCATTGCGTGAACTCCTTCACGTTTTTCAAACAGAAAATAGTTGGATTGGACAAACAAGCCAACTACTTCAGCTAAAAGAATTTCAACATGAATTGACCGGAATAAGACCAGGCGGTTGTAGTGGGTGCAACATCGAAGTGTTGATGAATATGATTAGGTGGGTTAATAAGTACGAAGCAGATAAGGCAGCGCAAGAAACTAAAAAGATAGGAAGACCTAAACGCAATGGATAAAATAGTTTATTCTCATAGCGGTGGACATGGTGACATGATTTATTCCTTAGCAGTTTGCAAAAGGATAGGGAAAGGTTATTACAAAACTAACTTTGATGATGTGTATTATCAAAACATCAAACCATTGCTTGAAGAACAACCATATATTATTGAAGTATTACCTAAGTCTTCACTCGAAACTATAACACATAATCTTGATGATTTTCGCAATATGCAAGGACTTGGCGAAGTATCACTACTTAAAAACCATTTGAAAGCATTTAATTTGAGTGAAGATAATTGGAATGATACTTGGTTAACCATAACACCTAAAAGATTAATAGAAGGCGAATATGCACTTGTAAATGTAACACCACGTTACCCTGCAATCGGTTTTGATTGGCAGGCTGAAATAGACTACCTTAAATTAAAGTACAAACAAGTTTACTATGTGGGGTACGAAGAGGACATGACATCACCTTTTGATTCATTAGAATACTTTAAAACAAAGAACGCCTTAGAACTTGCCCAATTAATAAATGAAGCAGAGGTTATAAGTTGCAATCAATCATTTGCTTTAACGATAGCACAGGGATTAGGCAAACCTTATAGATTAATGGTTGCAGATAACCACACTAATTGCATACACAACGTACCAAACGAAACACTTTTAAACAGATGATAATAAAAGACCACGAATATAAAATAAATGAACAAGGGGTATTGCAACAAGTAAACCCGAATGTTATAACTTACGATTCAGAATATGTAGAATCACGATATGGTGCAATAATCGAACTAAGAAAACAAATGAGTATGTTGAGATTTGGCTATCTATTGGGATGTATAGGCAAACCAACTAAAATACTTGAGATAGGTTATGGTGCAGGCGACTTCATTCAACTTTGTGCAGAGCAAGGCATTGAATGTTTTGGGAATGACATCACAGGAATACCAACACCGCCAAAAGTAACCGCAACCGATAACATATTCGAGCAAGTAGATGTAGTATGTATGTTTGATGTATTGGAACACTTTATAGATATTAATTTCATCAAAGACCTTAACACCAAGTATGTTTACGTTTCAGTACCTAACTGCGAACAACCAAACAATATTGATTACTTGATGAGACACTACATACATTTAAGACCAAATGAACATTTGCACCACTTTAATAAGTCTTCACTAATAGAACACTTCAAGTTAAATGGATATAAACTAATAACTATGTCAAACTGCGAAGACACGATAAGGAAAAGACCAAATACACCAATGAATATTTTATCTGCTATATTTGAAAAGGAAAATTTAAGCTAATGGGAAAACATAAATACATTGAAACACCCGAAAAGATGTGGGAATACTTTGAAGCATATCGCCAAAAAGTAAAAAGCAATCCTATTTTAGTTCAAGACTTTGTCGGAAAGGATGGGGATGAGGTAAACAGAAAGAAAGAAAGACCATTGACATTGGAAGGTTTTGAACTCTATTGTTACGATAACGACATTATAAGCGATTTAAGCCACTATTTTGCAAATTTAGATAATAGGTACAGCGATTATGTAGCTATCTGTTCACGCATAAGGAAAACTATTAAGGATGACCAAATACAAGGAGGTATGGCAGGAATTTACAATCCATCAATAACGCAGCGTTTAAATGGTTTGACTGATAAGAGTGAAGTAAGGCATATTGAGCAGCCACTTTTTCCCGATAATTAAAACCTTTTTATTGGGCTACCTTGCAAAACATAATACTTTGATTTCATTGAGTAAAATGCGATTAGTCCATAGGTAAAACAAACTAAAAATAAATGTTCAAACGTACCACCGCAATAAATAGATTATTGAAGTTATCTGCCCGAAAGAAAATCATTCAGGGTGGGACTTCCTAACATCCCCTTATGAGTAATTGTAAGGGGGACTAATCAGCAGGCAAAACATTTGGAATCTTACCCATTTTAATTGATAGGGCAGCAAAGACAGCACACCTTGAAATAAGTGTAGTGAGTGAGACCATACCACATTTGCGAAGGGGTGCAATGAAAGACTTTTTAAAAATAATGGAATGGACTGGAAGGTACAATGATAATAATTGGAATCGTTCATTACTTACTTATCGTTTTTCAAATGGTTCTTACATCGAGTTCTTTTCAGCCGAAATGGAAAGCAAACTAAGAGGTGCAAGAAGAAACATTTTATACATCAATGAAGCGAATAACATCACCTTTGAATCTTATCATCAATTAGCAGTCCGAACAAGTGGTGAAATATGGTTAGACTTTAATCCTACAAATGAATTTTGGGCGCATACCGAGTTAATGAATGATGAGGACACCGAACACATCATTCTAACCTACAAAGATAATGAGGCACTACCCCAAACAATCATTCACGACATTGAAGCAGCCGAACTAAAAGCTAAGACCTCAACTTATTGGGCGAATTGGTGGCAAGTATATGGACTTGGTCAGGTGGGCAGTCTTCAAGATGTGATATTTGACCAATGGAAGCAGATTGACACGATACCGGAAAGAGCCGAGTTAGTAGGGCATGGAATGGACTTTGGATTTACAAATGACCCGAGTACATTAGTAGCGATATATAAGTATGAAGGCAAACTAATCATTGATGAATTACTATACCGAACTAACATGACGAATAACGATTTGGGTAACTTTCTTAAGTCAATCCAATTTGGGCGCAAGGAATTGATATGTGATAGTGCCGAGCCTAAGTCAATAGAAGAACTAAGGCTGCAAGGATTTAACGTGCGACCTGCGGTTAAAGGTGCAGATTCAATCAAGATAGGAATTGACATACTTAAACGATACGAGATACAAGTTACAAAGAACTCAACTAATCTAATCAAAGAGTTGAGGGGATATACATGGGAGAAAGACAATGAAGGCAAACTAACAGGCAAACCAATAGATAGTCTAAACCATTGCGTTGACCCTATGAGATATGTAGCACTCTTAAAACTTAATAACCGACCGAGCGGAAAATATTCAACAATTTCAATCTAAACTTATATTTATAAATAATGATAGGCAATTACAACCAGTTAACCATTAAGCAGTTTTTAAAAATCAAACTAATTAGCGAACTTGAACAAGACCCACTTCACAGAAAGGTTTTGATATTGAGTGAAATTAGCGGAGTATCAGTTGATGAAATCGAAAGTATGCCAATAGGCGAAATGATTGAGGCATTGAAAGGACTTGACAAGATTGAAAACCTGCAAGCAGATGAGAAGATTAAATTGAAATTCAAAGTAGGTGGCAGGCGATTTATTGTTAAGTGGAAAGAACAAGAATTAACAAGCGAGCAATTCATTGATGTTAGTCACTTTTGCAAAGAGCCTGAAAAGATATTGAGCAACATACATAATATACTTGCTTCAGTATGTGTAGAACGTAATT